TACATTGGGGCGCAATTGAAAGAAGTCCTCCCAAATCCATTCTTTGATTTACAGGAGGAGGATACAAAAAAAGCAATATGATTCGTAGAGCATTGACTGGTAGAGAAGTAGATTCTACTTTAGGCTTTAGAATTATATTGTATTCATACTGCAAGGCTTTTTCAATAAGTCCAGCAGAAGCAAGACATACTCCAATGAAATTAATTATTGAAATGTTACAGATACACTCAGAAGTAGAAGAAATGAAAAATAGAGAAATGGAAAAGGAGATTAAAAAACATGAGCAAAGAAAGTGAAAGAGAACTTTCTGAACTCAGCAAGGCATTTGATAGAGCAAGCACTTCTATCACAAGAACAGGACAAGCATTCGGTGAATTAGCAGATAGTAGTAAAGAATGGACTATCATTAGTCGTGTTCTTTCCGGTACTGGTATGTGGAGATTACAAAATCAAATACGTGCAGTAGGTCAAACTATTAACGTATTACATAGAAGACAGGAAGAACAGAGAAAATCTACGTTAGAAGCAATAGAGGCTAATATACAGTTAGCGGATTCTGTTGCCGCAGTTGAAAAGGCACTTGGTATGTCAGATGCTCAAATAGCAAAAACACCCTTAGCAATGATGTTTACTAAAGCAGGTAGAGATGGAATTAAAGAATACAGAGAAATGTGGAAAGAAGCAGGTAAGCAATTGCAAAAAGCAGAAACAGGTGTCATGAAATCATTAACCCCTAGTAGTGCTTCTAAATTTTTAGCAGGTAGTTTCTTTGGTGGTAAAGAAGGTGATGATGAAGACGCAGGTATTGGTCAGTTTGCCAAAAGAGGAATTATGTCTACCCGAACATTCAGAGCAGGTGCGGCAACTATGCGGTTTGGTGCAAGACAGTATGATAGAATGAAAGGACTCAGAGATATAGGAATGTTAAGAAAGAAAGATGGGAGTGTAGACTTAAGAGCAAATAGAAGTAATTATCGAGTTCGTGGAAGTAGAGCATGGGACAGATTTAAGAAAAAAATGGGTGCTATTTCGGGTAAGGTTTCACAATTTTTTGTTGTAGGGGCTGCATTTTTACTCAAGGCAACTTTAGGTTTCTTAGCCTTGATTACAGGAATCGCATTACTAGTATTTATTTTTAAGAAATTAGAACTAAAAAAACGGTTACAGGCTTTTGAAAAGAAGTTTGGTTACTTTAGAACATTGTTTGAACAAGTTAAAGACATTTTAACTGCCGTTTTTGACATATTCAAAGCAGCATTTGCAGGTGATAGTGCAGAATTATGGAAAGGACTCAAAGACCTATTTTGGGCTTGGTTAGGTATGTTGAAAACTATTTTTAAGATACTGCTACAAGGAATTTGGTCAGTAATAAAAGCACTTCCGGGTCTAATTTGGCAAGGACTAAAGGCTGTTGGTAAGGGAATATGGGGCGGTATTTTTGGTAGGGCTAATGGCGGAGTAGTGCGTTCCGGTGAATTAACACTAGTGGGAGAACGTGGCCCTGAATTAGTTAGATTACCTTCAGGAGCAAGAGTTCACACTAATTCTGAAAGCAGAAGAATGAGTGGAGGAACAATCAACGTTCATGTTAACGGAAGAGTAGGTGCTTCCGATGCAGAGATACGAGATATAGCCAGTAAGGTAGCAAGAGAGATTAACACTCAGATGAACAGACAAGCACATACGGTAGGTAGATTCTGATGGTAGAGCCAAATTACAGAGTCTTCTTGGAACTACAAAGAAGAAGTGAGTTTGGCTCAGGACAAGAAAACAGAATATCCCTTCTTGCCACAGATGTAACAGTAGCCACGAACAAAACAGTATTGAACATGGGAGTTCCCTTTTCAGGTGCAGTTCGTGGAGAATCACTAAACTTAGCAATGGATGTTGGTATGGCTCAGAAGACTGTTAGTGTTAGTGGTTTTTTAGTTGAGCAAACCATCACTAAGAAGAAGGATGAAGATGGTGAGCCTACAAGTGTTAAACTAACTTCTTTTGAATTAGCCCAATTGATACATTCTTATGCAGATGCGAGTTCTTTTCAGAATGACCAAAACATAAACAGATTGGTTGTCTTAATACCAAGTAGGGTGAATCACAACTTTGAGTATCACAATTCGGATACTGAAACTGATGATATAGCAGACTTACCTTTGATATCTTGGTCATGGAAAAATAGGGAGTATGATAACTCATTTACTGCGGGTGTTAGTGGGGGAACAAAGTATTTCCAACCATACGAATCTACTAACACAGATGCGGCGACTCTCGGCATAAGTGGATTCATTCGTTCATTCTCAACTACTGTAAGTGGTCAAGAGTTTCCGGCGGTTCAGTTTCAATTGGAGTTTGAGGAAGCAATGGTGGTAGCGGATAACTTCTTGGATTGAGGGATAAGGATGGCAACAGTAAATGCTTATGTCGGCAACCCATACAAATTGGTTTTCCCGCTTCTATCATCGGGTTATTTAGAAATAAACTACGATGAAACAGTTACTCCCGCAGGGTCATCTGCTACTGTTGTGTCAGATGCAAGAGAGAGAAAAATATGGGGACATACTGGTGCGTTTACATTAGAATGTATGATAACTCCTTATGATGTAAATGGCTCTGCTAAATACAAAGATGATAGCAACAATAACACAGAAGTTGGAATATTAGACTCCACTAAAACCCCACCATATCCAAGTGATTTCAATAACAATAGAGCAACTACATATGAAAGCACTAGTATATTGGGAACATCCAACAGTGCATTGCATACTGCTTCTCCCCTTAAACTGATGATATTTCATAATACTAACGTACAACTCTATTTAGAAAATACAACAAAAAATAGTTACAACCAACCTGCTGAATACAAGATTGTTGCTGAGTTTAAGAAAACTGGCGGAGATACAATCAAACTTGAAACTGATACAGTTATCAAAGCAGAAAATAAATTAACAGGATATTATGATTCTTATGGATATTATGATGGTATTAGCACATCATACACAAATATAGGAGGTGCAGATATTGCAGGTCAAGGAGGTAGTAATCTAACATTGGGATTAGGAACTCCAATGAATGTATACAGATTAGCAAAGGGAACAGAACTTTTTGACTCTAACCTAAACTCTCTTGGGGTAATAGATGGGATTAATTATTCAAATGGAGTTTTAACAATGAGTCAACCCCAAACTACTAGTCAGTCTAAGGTCTACATTCATCAAAAGAAAGAAGCCCTTTACTTGGAGCAGATGTATAAGATATCATTTGTCTATCTAAAACACGCTGCCGAGATTCACTTAGATAACCAGTTAGTTGCTTCAATGAGTCATGCAGAACCGGATGTGGTAATACATCCAAGTGACATTAGATTATGTGGTAGTGGAACAACAAGTGAACAGTTCTATGGTGAATTATATGAAATAGCCATGTCAACTAATAACACTGTTAATGTGTCAACAACTAAATCTCTTTCTCCGAGTTTCAGTAACATATTGTTTTACTTTAGGTTTGGTGAGTAGATGGGAGCAAATGATAACACTACTGGTAGGATGTTTTATCCAATCAACTCAGGTAAGAAGAGTAGTGATATCACAAACAGTTACGCAAATAGAAATGCTGAGTTTACTGGAAATGACGCATTCAAGAACGTGAGTGTAAATCCACAGTTCAAGACCATAGGTATTCAACAGGAGAACTCAACAACAGGAAGTTCCTTCGTTAACTCTGCTAATTTTATAGAAATAAGAAACGCACCAAGAGCAACAGGGATATCCAATGATTCAGGAGATAGAATTGTTAACAGAATATTACCAATAAATGCTAACTTGAGTTCTTATGGTGTAAATAATGATGAAACGAGTCCAAGCAAAATAAAGGTGTATGATTTCAGTAATTCTTTCAGTGAAACTAACAGGAAGTTTATCTATGGTACAACTCTCTATCCTGATAGTAATACAGTAGGATTAGACATTGACAACTATGATTACTTTATTCTGATAAATCCTGAAATGACTTCTGCCGGAACAAATAGGATAAGACCACACTTTGCTAAGATAACGAGAATATTAGCCTTTGATGAGTTTGGTGATGGTTTAGAGTTTGAACCTGCATACCATACAAGCGTTGCATCACAAAGCAAGTTTGAGATTTTCAAAGGGCCACCCAAAACAGATACATCAGTTGTAGCAGTGAGTTATGGTCTTAGAGGAGATACAGATGCTAACACTTCAAAGTATGATATTCTTCAAAGAGCATTAAGACCAACGTTCTACTTCTACAATGATAGATTAGATGAAAAAGACCAATTGGATTATGCAGAGAAATACACTGCTACTTCTGAAAGATATTGGGAATATGGAACAGAGATATCTATTGAAGGTAGAGATGCTCACACACAATATGCGAATACTACTACGCAGAAGTTCACACTTACAACTAATGCAGATTTAGACAAGTTTATTCACGGTCAATCAATATTCGATGCGAATAACAATTTTATCGGAAATGTAAAAGATAAATCATATTCAGGGTCTTATTCATTTAAAATAGACTATGCAAGAACCGCACTGTCTTCATTTAGTGCAACTAACTCAAGAATTGCAACCATCGGGACACATAGCGTTTCAGGAATACCATCATCAGGTAGTATTGGAACTAACACATACTCGGCAACTGGTGGTAATGGAAGTGGTGCTACTTTCACTATTGTAGTAGTTGAAGCATCGGGAGTTAGATTTGTTCAATCTGTTTCTCTCGCTTTTGGAGGCAGTGGTTATACTGCGAGCGATAATCTTAGTGTAAGTGTTGGAGGGGCTACCGTAACAATACCTGTTGCCTCTGTTGCAACAGATGATATCAAAATAAAAATAGGAAAAACAATACAGAATGTAGTATTCAAAACTAAAGGTAAATACTCCAATACAATACAAAGTTTAGGTAGAAATCCAATTTCTGCTACATTGGTTGATTCTAACAGAACTTCTGATGAAGCAGATAACTCATTTGATGCAACGAGATGGCAAACTGCTTTTCCTAAAATGAAAAGACATTCTCAGGATTTGATTACTGCTACTGCTAACTCATTAGATGGTAATTTGACTGGCCCTAACAGATACATCACATTTGAAAAAGCAGAACACAAGAATAGTAAAGTTGAACCGAGTATCAGTGCTTCTCTCAATAGTCCTAAAAATAAACTTACAAAACTTGTTAGATTTCAACTTAGTGATAATAGTGGTCTGCAACATTTGAAGATAAAAGAGAATGCAGATTTGAAAGTAAGAAAAAATATACACAGTGGTACTTTTACTAAAAAAGAATTTATTGGAGTTGCAAACTCAATAGCCTCACCTAATAACAAAATACAATTAAGCGAGTTAAATAGTAAAATTGATTTGAAACACATTCTAAGCGTTAATGATATTATTGAATTAAATGGATATCATTTCGTTGTTAATTCAATAGATGATAAATCAAGTGATACTGAACAGGCCATTGTCATCAAAGATAGAAAGTTAAAAACGGCTAAGGTTTGGGAGTCAAGTTCTGTCGTTCCTACATTTGATAGAGAAAAATTATTCTTAATGCCTTTTACTGGTGTTTTGAATTTGAACTTTGAAAGTGATACAGAAGTGTTGTTAGATTCAAGTGGTAATTTCCAAACTCTAACTATGAATGGGGTTGCAGTGAATAAAACAGACAGTAAACTACACAAGTCGTTTTTATCGCCACTGTTTTACAATAGTCATTTAATTGAAGTAGACTATGCAGATAAGAACAATAAATATGCTAAGATTATAGATAGCGATAAGACATTTTACCAAAAATCAAATGTTTCTGCAAGTAGATTGTATTACTACAATGGAGCATTTAGTATATCAGAACA